GGTCGCGAGCGGATCGCCACGAGGGCGCATGTGACCGCAAAGGGCCTCGTTAAGCTCGCCGAACTCCTCGAACAGCCGCTGCATTAGAGGAGTATCGGCATGGAAGCCAACCAGTCACGCCGGGGGTTCTTGCGCGGGGCGCTTGCCCTCCCGGCCATTGCCGCGGTTGCAGCCACACCAGCCGCCGAAGCCGCCACTTCTCCTGGGGAAGGGATGGCTCTCTTTAAGCTGCACGGAGAATTGCTGCTCGTGGATGTGAACACGTACGAACTTGACGGCGATGTGGAGGCCTTGGTGATCGGCGCGGACGGCAAAATCCGCATCGAGAACGCCAAGATCTACGACGGGCACAAGTTCGCGGGCGAAAGATCAGGAATTGCCACTTCTCGCCCTCGTTGGCAGTTGCGCGAGGGCGTGGTGATCCTTGGGCGGGTCGTCCGGCCGAACGCGACTGCGCTCGCTATCGAAGGGGCGGCGTGATGGCGCGCCAAGAAATCCGCGAACAGGTGATTGCCCAAATCGCGCAGGTTATGGCTGAAGGTGAGGCCATAGGGCACGATCCGATGGCGTATGCCGAGGAGAAATTCCCCGGCACGCCGATGCTCGTCATGGCGGACGCTTGGAGCCGCTTCGACGACGCGAAAGAACAGAAGTGGTGGGATTCTGTCGAGAAGACGATAGACGGCGAGATTATTCGCCGGGCCATCGGCAAGGTGGGAGAGTGACGGTCATGAAACAGGTCATCACCCGCCGCCGGCCCGAAGACGCGGCCACGATCGCTCTGATGCTGCTCAAGGCATCAGTGCTCCCGCCGGCAGGCTCTGCCGCTGTCATCTCCACGCCGCGCCTGCCGGTTCTGGCCGGTGGCGCTGCTGCTGATCGGGAGGCCGTCTGATGGACACGGCGATCAAGCCGACCCGTCGGTGGGTTCTCGGCAAGGCTGTTGCCCTGTCGGCGTCAGCCGGCGCGGCTACCCTCGGCGCGCGCATCCTGACCCCTCAGGAGCGCATCGACTCCGCGATGGAGGAAATCGAGCGCGCCTTGGCTGAACTCTACCCGGATACGACGATTCAGCGCCGTGGCGATATGCGGAAGGCGCGCGGGACCATCATCATCGGGGCTCATCCCGACCCGGAAACGCGCATCCGCTACTTCTACGACGACGGCCTGCCGCTGTTCGCTGGCGCGTCGACCTGACCAACACATCATCGGCAGGCAGAGAGGGCGGCTTCGGCCGCCCTTTTCATGGAGAGATCAATGGCCGAAAAAAAGATCAACGGGCGCACGTTCAAGACGGCGCCGCTGCTCGCGACCGAAGCCATCGTGCTGCAGGCGCGCCTCATGAAGGCGGCAGGCCCTGCGGTCGGGCGCGTCGGCGAGGTGTTCGCCGGCATGGGCAAGGACGCCACGGCGGATGACAAAGCCAAGGCAAATGGCGCCGCCATCGCAGCGTTCTCGGAAATCTTCGCCCGGAACGATCCGCATGAACTCGCCGGCCTGCTGAAGGATGTGGTGCAGACCACGCAGATCCTGCGCCCGTCGGGCTATGGCGACGTCGACTTCGATGGCGATTTCAGCGGCGACGGTCTCGGGGACGTGCTGCCAGTCACGGTGTGGGCTCTGCGCGAGCAGTTCGGCCCTTTTTTTTCCGGGCTCCTGGGCAGTGGCAACCTCGCGAAGGCAGCAAGGGGCTAAGCGAACATGAGGTGAAGCGCATCGCGCCGAACCTCGACATGTGGCTTTGGCGTCCGGTGCTTTCCGAACCGCCGATCTACACGATGCGCGACCTTCGCGAGTGGGTGACGCTCACGGACGTGTTGGACGCGCACGAGGCGCTCGACATCAAAGGGGCCATGGCTGAAAAGGCTGCGGCGAAGTAATTAGGGGCTATGGGGGCAAGGCGCTCTATTTCGTCAATTGCAGTTCTTTTGCATAACCGCCCGCGATTTTGCAGGTTTCTGCGTCCATCCCGGATCTGGTGAGAAAGTCACCAACTATCGTAAATGAAGCGGCAACCGCCTCATCGTGCATGGCCGAGAACATTTTAGCGTCCATATCACCACCACGCTGGCTGCTGACCATTTCGGTGCGCAGTTTCTTAAGCCTAGCTTCATCCAACCAAATCTTACACGGCCTCTGCATCATCAGGACCGTAATTACCTTGTCGTCTTTGGATACTTCAGCAGCGGATGCCGAGATGTTCGCGCAGGCAGAAGCAGCGATCACCAACCCTACAAAAGCCTTCACTGGTAGCGCCCCATGATCATTGACGAGCTGATCGCGATCCTTGGCTACGATGTCCAAGGGGAAGACGATCTTAAGCGCTTCAACAACGGGTTGAAAGAGGCCGAGCAGAACGCTCGCGCGCTCGCCGAGCGGATCGGCAAGGGCGTCGCTATTGCCGGCGCCGCGATGGCCGCCGGGCTTGCGTTCCTTGGCAAGGGCGTGATCGACACCGGCGCCAAATTCGAGAACCTCGGCGTCCGCCTGGAGGCGCTGGAGGGGTCGGCGGCGAAAGGGCAGCAGGCGCTCGAATGGGTGCGCAAGTTCGCCGAAGAAACGCCCCTGTCGCTGTCCGAGGCCGCTGAAGCCTACGCTCGCCTGCGCACCTTCGGCATTGACCCGACGAATGGCTCGCTGATGGCCGCTGTCGATACGATGGCTATGGCCGGACAGGGGGCGGATTATCTCAGTGGCGTTGTGCTCGCGATGGGGCAGGCATGGACGAAGGGAAAGCTCCAGGGGGAGGAGGCGCTCCAGCTGATCGAGCGCAACGTTCCCGTATGGGACATGCTTTCCGAGGCGATGGGCATCTCGGCCGAGAAAGTTCAGGAGCTCTCGCAGAAGGGTAAGCTTGGCCGCAAGGAGATGCAGCTCCTGTTCGACGCCATGGGGAAACGCTCGCAGGGCGCGTCGGCAAAGATGGCGAAGACGTGGACCGGCCTCATGGGACGGCTAGGCGACAAATGGGAGGGCTTCCTAAAGATTATTGCTGATGGCGGATTTTTCGACGAGGCCAAACGCGCCTTGGAGGGATTTGTCGATGATATCGATAGTTCTTTCACTGACGGCAGAGCTGCCCATGCCGCCAAGGCGCTCGGCGATATCTTGCGTGGAGTGCTCTCTGCAATGCGGACCCTGGCCGGGCAGACTGCCAACCACATCCGCTACATCATTGATAACTTCGACACGTTGAAGCCTTACATTTACGGAATCGCTGCGGCCTTCGGGGTGCTAGCCGCCGCAACTTTCCCGGTTTGGTCTGCCTTCCTCGGCCTAGGCATCGTGATCGATGACTTCCTCACATATCTCGAAGGCGGGAAATCTGTCTTCGGTGATGTGGTGCAATGGCTCCGCGACATGGTTGGCCTCCCGGAGAAGATCGCAGAAGCCTTCACTGGCGTAGGCGCGCTCATCGTCAGCACGCTGGGGATCGGTGTCATCTCCCTACTGCCGGGTTTGGTGGCGAAAATATCGCTGGCCTTCGCAGGGCTATTCGCAAGCGCCATCGGCGCCGTAACCGGCCCAGTCATTGGCGCAATAGCTGGCATTTTTGCTCTGCTTGCTACCCCCGCCGGCTGGGCTGTTATCCTTGTCGGAATCGGCGCCGCTCTGGTCGCCTATTTCTATGACGACATCATCGCCGCGGCTCCGAAGATGGTTGAGGCTGGCAAGGCCATGGGGCAGGCCATCCTCGACGGCATCAAGTCGATCGGCGGGGCTATCGCGGATTGGTTCGCCAGCCAGATTCCCGATTGGGCCAAGGGTATGTTCGGCGGTGGGAACGGCCCCGCGCGTCCTAAGGACAGCGAGACGCCTATGCCGGGATCTGTGCCCGCCGCCCCAGGTACCACGGCTCCCGGCCGCGGTCGCTACAAGATCGGGTCGCCCTCGCCGATGGACAACTTCAACGCCAACCTCGCGAAGATGTCGGCGCCGAATGCGGCGGCATCCGTCGTCACCGACAACTCGCAGGATAATCGGCAGTACCCGGTGACGGTGAACGCGCCAGTCACACAGAACATTACCCAGGCAGCGCAGGCCCCGGCCGCTGCCGCCGCTGGTATAGCCGGCGCTGTCCAGCAGGGCGTGCAGGCGGTCCCGTCCCGGATGCAATCAGGGCTTTCGCCGCAATGAGCGTTTCAGAGATGACGGCGGAACTAACGACGCGGGAACTTGCGCCCGATTGCGCGGCTGAGCTCCTTGCGCGCTGCCGCGACAGCCTTCTTGCGCAAGCTGGCACGGACATCGGACATGGTCCCGTAGACGTGGCCGCAGTCG